ACACAAAACTTGCCTTAGGGGAAAACCCGCCGCGAGTCAAAAACCCCTTGAATGCGTCTACGGAGAGCGGTCAGTGGGTTGGGGACCATCTTCTCGATGGATGCTGGCGTCATCGCTCTTTCCGTGACCCTCGTCACACTCAGATATGTCTCTAGCGCCCCCAGGAAAGTGTTCAGCGTCACACGTAGTTGGCCAACGGGTGAGGGCATCACGCGCGTCCGTAAAGCGAACGGTGGCAGCGTCATCGAGGACAGGGAGCCAAGCTGGATTCCACAGGCTCTGGAGTCGGCTTGTATTCAATGGTAGCCGTTGGTTGGCATTCGGAAGGGCTTCCCCAGGGGGGTCTGGTAGACAGCCACCAGGGTGAACCCTAAAAGATGGCACGAAGTCGGGGTCGAAAATATCGACTCCAGGAAATTCGTAGTACAAGATCAACTGCGTGATGGAATATGAATTCTGGTATGTGGTATTTGTAGTAGGGTTGATCTCAGCCCACCAGCTCGTGCTACCTTTAATAGGCCTCCAGGAACCATAATAGGAAACCCCAGCTGCCCCACTGACAGCATCTTGCTCTTGATACTTCCAGATGACGTGGGAATAAGATTTCCAGGCGTAATTTCCGTTGGATGCGTTGTATGAGTACGCGAAATCGGATCCAAAACCGTAGCGCACGGCGACATAGTCTAGACGTTCTGGTGTACGTATCCATTTGTTACTTGTAGTGAGGCCGGTGCCTCTCTTGAGGTCCATATTGATGGACTGACCGACACCAGTCCAATTGGTACCTTCATACCGCGGCATACAGCAGATTAATGAAAATCCAGCGAGTACGGGTCCGGCATAGCACTTTGTGGTGATGGCAGACACTATGTCTGCAGTGGTAGGTGGTGGGGGTATCGCGGGTAGCTGATAGTGCACGGCACATTGAATCGTGCAGGTTATATCAACGATACCCTTAATGTCTATGCCAGACAGCCATAGTGTTGGGGCACTTCCACGTGACCATGTTTCGAAATTGAGCATGTCCTTTGGAATGACCAAGCTCGTGGATTTCCATACCGGAAAGATAACCTTGCACGCAGCAGCATTCGCCTCACTGAGATCAGTGAGTTTCTTGACTGCGCATGCGAGGATGGCTTGACCGGGTGTGTTGGAAGGCACATTGGGTGTATAGCGAACACAAATGGAAGAGGTGAATTTTGCCTCGCTACACCAGCGGAGCCTTGTCAACGCATTGGCAAGTAAGTATGGGTCGAGTATGACAGGGAGCTCGGAGACGACCAGACGGTCGCACACTAAGCGAGCACTCATGACACCAGAAGCGCTTTGCGTGCTCGGATCAAAGCGTTAATGTTTTCTGATGCCAGCACAGCTACGAGCCCAGTGGTTAAGTCTGCTACGGCTCCCCAAATGTTTGAAGCAGCGTCAGTCGCGCGTTTTACAAGTGTCCAGGTGACGCCATCAGTAGCTCCAGACTCAAGTGATGTATAGCCGGTGCTAAGGTTGAATGAGTTGCCGGAGGTACTTGATATGTAAAAATTTTGACCTGGGTCAACTGGACAGGTGTATCCAGAGCGGTTCATAATGGAAACGTTCCCGGTGGTATTAACCACGCTGGCATTCACAATGGGCTCTGGAACGCGCGGGGACGCGAACTCAACATTGTACTCTATCCATACAGATCCAGTTGCGGAAGCTCCTGTGCTAGTTATGTTAAGGCCGAAGGCTATTGCATCGTCCCGATAATTTATGGGGGTACCACCGGCTGTAGTAGGCGATATATCAGTGGCCGTCACAAGCCACTTCTGCTTCATTGCCCTGTTGTGCGGAACCACCAGAACTGAGTCCTTCCAAACGGGTGTCATGCTCTTCGGAGACAGTGCTGCAGTCCCCTGGTAGCTTAGGACTGCGTCCTTTGCGTCGTAATCGACGCCGATTAGTACTTCCCCGTTCGTTGTCGTCCCGACCGCCGCCCGATACTGCACCCTCACAGGGCCGCGCAGGCGGTACATCTCGTACATCCTGCCCCGTGCATCGAGATGAGGTAGACCGCTCGACCCTGGCGTGAACAGGAACTGGGTTGTTCCGTTTACCACGGGAGCGAGTAACTCCTTGTATCGCACGATAACGGTCCCCGGTGGGAGTCGCGCCTGGCGACGCGATCTCCTGCGCGAATTCGGCGCGGAAGTCGTGGTCTTCTTCGAATTTCCTCTGTTCATCT